TGCGTACCAGTTACCCAGTCAACCTTGTGCCTGTGCCAAAGCAGTCAGGCATCAGCAATGGGTTTTTGCGACCAGGCGATGGGATTGTGTCCAATGGAACAGGGCCAGGCATTGACCGTGGCGGCATCAACTGGCGGGGTGAACTGTATCGGGTAATGGGTACAAAGCTGGTGGAAATCAATAGCGCAGGCACAGTGACCGTGCTTGGCGATGTGGGTGGCCCAACCAATCAACTGGTAACGTTTGATTACAGCTTTGACGAGTTGGCGATTGCATCAGGTGGGCGGTTGTATTACTGGGACGGCTCGACCCTAACGCAAGTGACCGACCCTGACTTGGGTCTGGTGCTGGATGTGGTGTGGGTAGATGGATACTTCATGACCACGGATGGTGAGTTCTTGGTGGTCACTGAACTGTCAGACCCGACCCAAGTCAATCCTCTCAAATACGGCAGTTCAGAGGTTGACCCTGACCCAGTGGTGGCGTTGCTGAAGCTGCGAAACGAGGTCTATGCGCTGAACCGCAACACTATTGAAGTATTCGACAACGTGGGCGGGGAGTTATTTCCATTCGCACGAATTGATGGCGCACAGATACAAAAAGGCGTGATTGGCACACAAGGGTGCTGTGTGTTTATTGACCGCATTGCTTTTTTGGGCAGTGCAAGGAATGAAGCACCAGGCATTTATGTTGGCGCATCCGCCGTTACTGAAAAAATCAGCACACAGGAAATCGACAATCTTTTGCTGGAGTACACCGAAGCTCAGTTGGCTTTGGTCAAGCTAGAAGCAAGGAACGACAAGAACCATGAGCATCTTTATGTCCACCTGCCTGACCGCACAATAGTCTTTGATGCCTCTGCGTCCAAAGCCTTAGAAACGGCAGTTTGGTTTACCCTGACAACGACTTTGGCTGGATTTGCACAATACCGAGCCAGAAACATGGTTTGGGTTTACGACAAGTGGATGGTTGGAGACCCGCAAAGTTCTAGCATCGGCTACTTGGTGCAGGACACAGGACATCACTGGGGGCAACAGGTGCGGTGGGAGTTTGGCACGTTGATTGTTTACAACGAGAGCAATGGGGCAATCTTTAACGAGATGGAACTTGTCAGCTTGACTGGAAGCATTGCGCTTGGTGATAACCCGCAAATCAGCACAAGTTACTCTTTAGACGGACAAACCTATTCACAAGAAAAATTCATTGCTGTTGGCACGATTGGCAACCGCAAAAGGCGTTTGGCTTGGTTTCAGCAGGGAAGTATGAGGAACTGGCGCATCCAGCGCTTCCGTGGCGATAGTGATGCCCATGTGTCATTCATCCGACTTGAGGCTCAGATCGAGCCATTGGCCTACTGATTATGGCAACGCGAAGGCTCAACCTTACCCGTGACCAGCTTGCGCTGTTTTTGGAAAACCAAGAGCAGATTCGCCAGTTTGAATTGCTGTTTTCTACGGTGGACGCGATTCAACCTATCGTTAGCACCGACTTTGAGTATCAAGCAGACAATGCGGCGGCTGGCGCAAATTCAGCTTTAGCGCAAATCATTGCTTTAGCGCAAGAGACTGAAGTTAATGATGCGGCATTGGGCGCAAAGGCGCAGGACGCACTGGACAGGATTGCACTGCTAGCGCAAGAAACTGCGGTAACTGTGGCATTGGCTGAAAGCAAAGCAAATCAGGCTTTGGCATTGGTGGACAAGCTGAATAAAGCGGTTGAGGGCTTGCAGATGACCCCACCACCAAGGGAGTTCAAACGGGCAAGATATGGGTCGTTTTACGACACCACTACTCAGACAGCGACAGTTATCAACACAGCCAAGGCCATCACGTTTAACACAACAGACCTCAGCCAAGGTGTATTTATTGGAAGCCCAACATCAAGAATTGTTGTTGACAGTGAAGGCTTATATAACTTTGCTCTCAGCTTTCAAATTGACAAAACATCGGGCGGTACTGCCGAGTTCTACGTTTGGTTCAGATTAAATGGTGTCAACATTGACGACAGCGCAGGTTTAATTCGTATTCAGGGTAATGATGCCGAAATATTTTCTGCCTACAACTTGTTTTTAGATTTAAAAGCCAACGATTACGTTGAGATAATGTTTTCAGTAAGCGACTTGGATGTTGAGTTACACACAGTTGCTGCAACTGCGCCAGTTCCTGCAATCCCGTCCATAATTCTCACAGTCAACAACATTGAAGGTGTACTATGACAGTTACAGTAAAAGTACTAATTCCTGCAAAACAAGCAGAGAACAGCCAAACAACCCAATATACCGCAACAAATGTCAAGGCGATTATTGACAAGTTTACGGTGACCAATACCAGCGCCAACAATGTGACTTTCAGTTGCAACTTGGTAACTACTGGCGGCACGGCAGGGGCATCGAACCTGATTATCGACACACGCACCATCGTGCCAGATGAGACTTATACCTGCCCTGAATTGGTCGGACAAGCATTGGAGTCTGGTGGGTTTATTTCCACAATCGCAGGGGCGGCAACATCCCTGACCATCCGAGCATCAGGCCGAGAAATCAGTTAAGGAGAACAGCATGAAAGAGTTTATGGTTATTCCAAGGGGCTTTAATGGCCTGCCGATGGAAGAGGAGTTTTTGACCAATGCCCAAAACAAGAAGAACTATGCCGTTGCGGTGGCTGACTGGAACTATGGTCCTGAAATGCCCACCAATGAGGCTGGCTCAAATAAGGAGTTCTACGCAGGACTGGCAGAGGCAATGCAGTGCGATGAAAAAGACGCACGGCGTAAGCATTGCTCAAACTGCGAGTATTACGACAACAGCTTCATGACCCAAGTTCGGATTGAGCGCATCCCGATGGCGGCTTATGACAAGGGCGCAGGGTTCAGGGGTCACTGCGAAAAGCTGGACTTTATCTGCAACGATATGAGGGTTTGTCAGGCTTGGGAAGATCAAGAATATGAGGATTGACCTTTTGTCAATTTGTGCGAAAATTCAGTCGCTGAGTTCTGGCATCCAGCGGCCTGCCCTGTATAGGAGTTGTGCATGACCGATGGACTGCGAGAGAACCTGACCAAGGTTTTTATGCTTCCCCAATCAGCCGTTGAGTGGTTGGTAATGGTCTATGACGCAATTCAAGTCTTTGATGACGTAGCAGATGGTGACCCAGTAGCACGAGAAGACCTGAATGCGGCCATTTGGAACACGCTGGTGGGTATGCACCAGAACGCATTTTTTATAGGCAACAGCAACCATTTAACGCCTTTGCTGGCGACAATGATTCTCAAGTGGCAAGCCTCGGACGCGGCAGAGCGCAATAAACAGGCGGATGCCAAGTCGTTCATGTGGCGAGCTGGGTATTACGATTTGATTTTGATGGCGGTCTCGCTGGTGCATGGGGCTGGTTTCGCTACCAAGCACGGTCATCATGTGATGGCTTTATATGGCGAAACGCTAGAAGATTATTTAAAGGAGTTTGGCGATGCCTGATATTGGAACGGGTCTTCAGCTCGGTGCATCCCTGCTTGGTAGTTCAATGCAGGCAGATGCTGCAAGTTCTGCGGCATCTGCACAAGTTGAATCAGCAAGAATGGGTATCGAGGAACAGCGCAGGCAATTTGATGCGTTACAAGCCTTGTTAAAGCCTTATACAGAAGTTGGTGTTCCTGCCATTGAAGCACAACAAGCGTTTCTTGGGCTGAAAGGGCCAGAAGCAGAGCAAGCCGCTATTGATCGCATTCGTGGCGGTGAAACTTTCCAAACACTTGCACAGCAGGGTGAAGAGGCTTTATTACAACGGGCATCGGCTACGGGCGGTCTGCGTGGTGGAAATATTCAGGGTGCATTAGCCCAGTTCCGTCCACAGCTTTTAAATAGTTTGATTGAACAGCAATATGGTCGTTTGGGTGGTTTGACAACGATTGGACAGCAATCTGCGGCTGGTGTTGGTACTGCTGGAATGCAGACAGGCACAAACGTGGCAAATTTACTTGCAAATCAAGGTCGAGCTATCGCTGGTGGCCAGCTTGGTGAGGCAAGAGCTTATGGCAAATTTTTAGAACAACCTTTCCAATTATCTGGTTTTACATCTGCTATGGGTGGCGGAACGACAGCACCAAGCCCTGGCCAACCCCGTGTTGCAGGCGGCTATGTTTTTTAATAGGTTAAATCATGGCAACTATTAACCCATTCCAAGAACCGATAGATTATTCTATTGATGTAAAAACCCCTTTTGAAGCTTCTTTGGCTGGCTTTAAATTAGGTGCAGAGCAGGCAACAATTCGGGACGCACAGCAGAAGCGTTTGCTTGAACAGCAAGCAATGCAACAAACACAAGCACGGCAAGCTGAACTCGGTACAAGACTCAAAAGTTTTTATGACAAAAAACCAGAGGAAAGAAACTTTGAGGAAATTGAGCAGTTGTTTGCATTTGCAGGAAACAAAGACCAACTAGATGCTTTGAAGTTAATGGCTGAAGGTACGGATAAAAGACGACTTGATGCTGATAAGCGGTTTTATGCTCAAGTCATGCTTGGGTTGGAATCAGAGCCAACTGTTGCATTCAAATTATTAGATGACAAGATTTTGGCAGAAAAAGACCCAGCTCAAAAAGCGGCATTAGAAACAATTAAAAGAACTGCTCAAACTGTCAACCCAGCCGCCGCAGTAAATTTGATTGAACCATATACAGCCTCAATATTCGGAAAAGACTGGTATGCAGGCTTAAAAGATGCTCGTGTTGAAAGACGAGCACAAGACCTTGCGCCAAGTGAATTAAAGCAAAAGATGGCTGATGCTGATAAAGCCGTGGCTGATGCAATATCAGCACAGGCAAAAGCTAAAAACGCACCTGAAAGAGAAGCCGCAGATGCCGCAAGAGCAACGGCTGACGCAAAGAAAGCACAGGTTGATGCAAATTTTGCTCAAGTAAAAATAGAGGCCGATTTAAAACAAGCTGCTGCAACTTTACGCAAAACTGAAGCAGACATATTGATTGACAAAGAAAATACACGGATTGCGGCTCTTAATGCCGCCGCCGCAAAAGAAACAAACAATTTAAAACGTCAAGAGTTGCAACAAAAAATTGATGATGCAAAAGAAAAGCGTGATGCCCTTGACAGAGACCAAAAAGCAACGGTTTCTAATCAATCTGCTGACATTGATAATTTTTTGAATACAGCACAAAGAGTTTTGAATACACCAGAAGATGTTATTAAATCCGCAACAGGGCCAGTAGCTTCAAGGTTACCTACTTTAAGTTCTGATGTCTCTGACTTTGAGGCACTTGTAGAGGCCCTTGGTTCACAAGCATTTATTGCCCAGATACCAAAAATTAAAGGCACTGGAAGTTTGTCTGAAAAAGAAGGGGATAAACTGCAAGCATCTTTGCAAACTTTAAGTTTAAAACAATCGCCTGCAAGATTAAAAGAAAATGTAACAGAGGCTGTGCGTTTACTTACAAAAGTACGGGAAAACATAGCTCTTAAATATGGTGTACAAGCACCTCCAATTGATATACCCTCCGCAGCAGGGGTTTTGGTAAATTTACCAAATGGGCAAACACTAAAATTTCCTAACCAAACTGCTGCTGATGCCTTTAAGAAAAAGGCAGGGATTTAATAATGGCAACAGACTACGAAGCACTAGCTAAAGAATTTGGCGGTTCTGTTGTAAGCCCGTCAAGCCAACCTGTAAAAGTTGAGATCAGTGGCACACCTATTTTTGCTGAAGACCCAAGAGCAACTTCTATTGCAGTGCCAGAGGGTTTTAAGTTATTGCCTATTTCACTTGCTGATGCAAGGCCACAAGGCACTTATTATGACCAGACATTAAATGCTTTTTTTACCCCCACGACACAGCCAGCAGAAGTACGAACTGAAATACAGCCAAGCGCACCAGTTACTTCAGTTGACCTAACTGCACTTGCTACGGAATATGGCGGGACCGTAATGCCAGAGCCATCAACAACTGCAACAGGACTCGCTGGAGCCGCTACAAGGGGTATGGCGTTGCCTGCCGCTGGGGCGCTTGCTGGTGGGGCTGCTGGTGCGTTGCTTGGTGGTGTTGGTGCGATACCAGGCGCTATTGCTGGTGCTGGTGCGGCAACCCTTGCTGGCTTAGTTGCAGACCCTATTGTTGGGTCAATCAATAGCTTATTTGGCACAAAATACACAATGCCAACGGATGCGCTTGAAGATTTGCTTACCCGTGTTGGTGTTGCCGAACCCCGTACCGCCGCAGAACGGATTGTCCAAACAACTGCCGCTGGTGCAAGCGGTGGTGCTGGTGGTGTTGCTTTGGGTAAAGCTGTTGAAGCTGCCGCCGCAGGACCAGTAGCCCGTGAAGTTGGTCGAATGATGGCAACTACACCTGTCCTGCAAACTGTTACAGGTGCAACGGCTGGTGGCGCAGGGCAACTTGCAAAAGAAGCAGGCGCAGGAACTGGTGGCCAAATTGCAGCAACAGTTGCTGGCGGGATATTGCCATCTATACCATCGGCGGTAAGAACATTAACCCAACAAGCTGCAAAGCAAATTGCGCCTGTTGGGGCTGGGATTCGTGAGCAAGTTGAACCAACTATTCGAGAATCCTTGCAAAGCATTAAGGCAACTGTTGGAGAAAAAATATCTCCGCAAGATACAGCAACCCTTAAAAAAGTCATTACGCAAAGCCCTGATTCTGTTGATGTTGTTAATTTCAGGGTTGCAGGGACTCAGGTCGTACCTGATAACTTGGCGGCTGATGCCATCAAGCAAGGGTGGAAAGATGGCACGATTGCGAGTATTAAAGCTGCAACCGAAAAAGACCGCCAAGCCATGTCGAAGATGCTTAACATTTTCAAAATGGGCGAAAAGAATGAAAGATTCAGGGCGACAACAAGACCCGCTGACATTTTGGGCGATACGGTCGAATCACGAATTTCATTTTTAACTAAAGCCAATAAAGAGGCTGGAAACGAAATCAACAAAGTTGCCAACAGTCAGTTGCGTGATAAGCGCGTGAACTTTGACCCAGCTATCAATACGTTTATTGAAGACCTTGGTGCTTTGGGCGTAAGAGTAGAAGTGGACTCAAACGGGGTTGCTAAAGCCATTTTGCAAGGCTCTGATATACAGGGAGACAGGCAGGCTCAAAGGGTCTTAAACGCCGTTTTGGAGCGTTTGAGCACTGTTAAACCGCCTGATGCTTATGGCATCCACACTGCCAAGCGTTTTATTGATACTCAGGTTGACTATGGCAAGCGAAATCTTGCCAACCCGTTGACTTCACAAGCTGAACGTACTTTGAAAAACTTGCGTAGAAACTTGAATCAAACCCTTGGAGATACTTTTCCTGACTACAAAGCAGCAAACGCAAAGTATTCGGACACAGTATCAACACTTGATGATTTGCAAAAAGCCGCAGGGACACAGATTAATTTTGAATCGCCTAATGCTGACAAAGCACTGGGTGTAGCCATGCGTAAATTGACCAGCAATTACGGCACACGGGCAAACCTTATTGATGCACTCGATCAGGCAAACCAGACTGCCACTAAGTACGGCATGAAAATTGAAGATGATGTCATCAACCAGTTAATTTTTGTCAACGAGCTTGATCGAATGTTTGGTGCGCAGGCACAGACTTCATTGAAGGGCCAAGTTGCCGAGGCAATGCAAACTGGGGTTGACATTGCAAGAGGTGGTGGCGCAAGACGAGCACTTGAATTACTTGCTGAAGGCGCAGAGAATCTGCGTGGCATCAACAAAGAAAACGCAGTCAAGGCAATGGAAGAATTGCTTAAGCGCAAATAAGGAGAATAAATAAATGGCAGCACTATCAATCAGCGTACCGTACCCAGTCTTTTCAGGACAGGATGGGTTGCCTTTGGACAATGGTTATGTGTGGATTGGCGCGCCAAACTTGTCGCCACAAGTTAACCCTGTTACTGTTTATTTTGATGAAGCATTAACAATACAAGCAGCCCAACCATTACGCACCATCAATGGCTACATTTCAAACTCTGGAACACCTGCACAAATTTATGTGAACGGCGTGAACTTTTCTATTTTGGTTCAAGATAGTAAAGGCTCAATGGTTTATCAATTTGCAGATGGTGCTTATGTTGCAACAAATGCAGTGAGTGTTGCATTTACTGGAGCCAATGGTCAAACTGGTACGGTGGCTGACATTGCTGATCCAGATGGTGCTGATTGGATTGGGTTTACAGGGTACAAGGCCCAAGACGGAACAGTTGAAAATTTAGCTGGCGATGATGGTTCAGACTGGATTGGTTTTGAGCCATCGGCAACAGGCTCCATTGTTCGATCAGCTCAAGACAAGATGCGAGACAATGCCAACATAAATGATTTTGGTGGCAATGGTGACGGTATTGCTATCAATAATTCAGCGTTTTCTTTGATGGCAACTGCTTATGGCTATGTTGTATTTCCCGAAGGTGATTTCGTGCTGAATACTCGGAACATTGATGTGCCGATTTATTTCTCAGCAGGTGCGGCAATCACAGTCCCAACTGGCAACACAGTTACTATTCGCAACAGAATCACAGCGTCAAACAAGCAACAAATTTTTAAGGGCGATGGCGACATTCGCCTTGAGAGCGACAACGCTCTAGGCATTGGTGAAGACAGCCGCCATGTGTACGCTGCTTGGTGGGGTATTTTCCCTGTTGGTCAGGCAGCCACGATTCAAACGGCTTTGTTCAACAAAGCACTTGGCGCATTTACATCGCAGACCCGTGAAGGCATCTTTGAGCTAGACATTGGTTCTTATCGAATTGACGAAAAAGTAACTATCCCTCGCGGCGTGCATCTCAAAGGTGCTGGCACGCGCAGAACAGTTTTTGACTTGGTAGATGACGGTTACACCGCACTTGAATCTGGTGGTGCTGCTGTAAAAATTACAGGCGTTCAGTTTGAACAACCGACTGGATCGTTTTCGTATTTTGATGGTATCCAGATTGGGTTGTTACACGATACTTGTGTGCTTGAGGACATAAGGCTGTGGAACCCTCGCGTTGGTATTTATATTGGCCTCGATGCAACACGATCAAGCGTCAATCAAGTTGTTTGCGTTAACAACTCGGAGCCAGGTGGTGGCTACCCTGCCGACAGTGCTGTTGTGTGGGTACAGGCGACCAATGTTTTGCTTGAAGACATACAGTTGACAAACACCAGTTTTGGCCAAGATTGTGTCGTGCTTCTTGGCTTGGGAAACACATCTGCAATGCAAAACACCATCATTAACGATGTGGCTTGCACTGAGAAATCTACGCCAATCAAAATTATTGCGGACACCGAAAGTTTGCAAAACACGATGATTTGCAATGTCGGATTCTTTGGCTCTACTGGTGATGATATTGACGCAGTGGTGGAAGTCGTGACATCTGGAACGGCTAATGTGCAAGGCTTGTCCATGAACAACATTTGTTCCAACGGGCTTGCAAGTGCTTTGTTGAAAATGACGCAAGGTAGTTCTGGTTCTACGCTTGCGGTAACACTCGCTAGCGGAACGGCGTTTTCATCCAACACTCAAGCTGCAAACTTGACGCGAACTGCTGGAACAATGTCTAAAATTGTTATTGCTCACGGCGTTGCAGCTTTTTCTGCTTCGCCACCTGTTTCAAGCACCGGCACTATTACCGATCTTGAAATTGCCAGCTATATGTAAAGGGTAAAAAATGTCAGCACTATCTATTCAACCAGTTTTTCCAACGTTTACTGACATTGATGGTCAGCCATTGGAAAATGGTTACATTTGGATTGGTCAGGCAAACCTTGACCCTCAAGCAAATCCAATAACTGTTTATTTGGATGATGCTTTAACTATCGTTGCAACTCAGCCTATAAGAACCATCGCTGGTTATCCATCAAATAATAGCGCTCCGTGTCGGCTGTATGTAAACACCAATTACAGCATCCGAGTAATGAACAGGAATGGAAGTACGGTATATTCTGCACCAGAAGCAACCGAGCGTTACAGCAATGCGGTTCTAAGCAATGTCGCAATCAACGTGACAGACTTTGGCGCGATTGGTGATGGTGTAACGAATGACACTACCGCAATTCAAGCAGCATTGAATGCGGGTGCTGGCGGTTCTGTGTACCTGCCAAAGGGTGTTTATCGATGCACTGAAACGCTTGTAGTCCCACCTGGCACAATCTTTTATGGTGACGGCACAGGCGCATGGCGAGCCGCACCATTTTCCAACATTGAAACAGCAATTTATTCCAATGACATTGGCTCGGTGCTCTTGTTTACAGGGACTGGAACGCGTAACAAAACTGTTGACTTTGTGACCGAATCGCGTCAGTGCGGTTTTGACCGTCCGAACACTGTTCGCAACTACACCAACTCGTTTGACGCTGAGTATTTGTTGGCAGACTTCACCAACAAAAATGCAAGTGGTGCAACTCCCGCAACACTGCGTCAATTTTCAGTTGGCGTCATTCTTGGCACTGGTGAGAGTGATAGTTGGTATCCAACTGTTCTCCGTCAAATGCGGGTTGTTATTAGCTGCCCAGGCCCATCGGAAACTTACGGCGTAGAGGGTTATGGCAACCAGTCAACGATTGTGCCTTTTGCCGATTGGGATATTGGCGTATGGGCAAAATCACCTTGGCGCACCCGCGTTGAATATTGTCAAGTCGTAGGCTATTGGAATATTAAAGGTCTTTTGGCAACTTCAATGGCAATGGATGGCGCTACCACTGAAACAGGTGGTTACGCTGAGTTTTTCCATATTGAGGGCGGCGTCATTCAATCAGGCTTATCAATCCGGTCTGGAGACGTCTGGCCGATTACTGCAAAAACTGTAAACACATTGACCATCGAATGGACTGCATCACATCGTTTTGCGAGTTCAGGCACTCTTATTACAGACGATGGTTCTGTAACATATACGGGTTTAACTTATACGGCTGGCAGCCCAAACACATTGACATTTACAGGATGCTCGGCAACGACAAACATCGTTGTTAGCGGGGACACTCGTACTGTAATTCGCACCACGCCAACGGCAGGTTTTGCCAACAGCAGCATCAACAACTGCGAGATCAACGATTTTGCTCATGCAACTCGCGTTGAAGAACAGTCTCCAGATTTTGCTCCACGGCAAATGCCTATTCGGGCTGCAATTGAAATTAGCGGTCACCCAACTCGCGGCATTTCGTTTAATGATGTGTCTGCCTACGGGACAAGCCCAGTTGCCTTGCACTTTGGCAATGCGCGAGATATTGAGTTTTATTCATGTTACTTTGAGCCAAAGTCCTACAAGACAACTGTTGGCGGCGCATCACAAACTCAAGGCGCTGCGTTTGTCTGCGGCCCGAAAGCCACTTACAGCACACTCGTTCCCACTTACGAAAAAGGCATCATCACCGCATTTGGTGTTGACTTTACTGGTTCAATCGGGATGCTCCCATTGGTTAACACCACGGTAGGCACTCGTTTGTATAACGTACCAGACCTTTTTAATCCTCGCGGGTACTTTAATCAAAGGCGCAATTTACCCAATGCCGATCTCAACACAAAGTTGGTTGGCAGCAATGGGCAAAGCGTTCAAATTATTTCTCAAAGCACAACTGGAAGTGATCGAATCGGGTTTGACGTTGACACTGATGGAAACGTAACGATTGGCCCTGAGTTTTCTGGCAACGTCACAAAATTTACAGCAGGCACACAAAGGTTTAGCAACATTGGCAACAGGGTTCAGTTTGAGCAAACCGATTTGGCCTTAGATGAAAAAGTCTGGGAGTTTGCCAACACCTCAAGTGCTGGATCGTTTGTTTTTAGAACCCTTGCCGATGCGTATTCCGTTGGAACAACGGCTTGGTCTTTGTCAAGGTCCACAACTAACATTACAGGTCAAACATGGACAATCGACTCAGGTGAATACCGATTCGTTGGTGGCTCAATTCGTCTTGGCAGCACAACTGGCCCCACATGGTCACAAGGGACAGGGAGTCCTGAAGGTGTTGTAACTGCACGTGTTGGCTCGTTCTTTTCACGCACAGACGGCGGCGCTGGAACTTCGTTTTACGTCAAAGAATCTGGCACAGGTAATACTGGCTGGGTTGCAAAGTAAGGGTTCTAAAATGTTTCAACCAATGTTTGAACAACAATATGGCGACCCAATTTATGAGGATATGAAATGATTGCGCCTTCATACGCCATAACAGCGACAGAGCGAGTTTTGCCAAGCCTTGCGCTGGACTTTACTACGGCACTTCTTGATGCCCGTGTTGGGTTTACCCGCACAGGCAATACGGCAACTGTAACAAATTCGTCGGGCGTGATTGTTGCAGCAAATGCAGATGTCCCGCGCTTTGACTACAACCCGACTACGCTTGTTTGTCGAGGGTTGCTGATTGAAGAATCCAGAACCAACCTTGTGCTGAACAGTTTGATTGATGGCACAAACTTGGCAACGCAGTCTGTCACTGTTACTGCGGCTGCTCACACTTTGTCGTTTTATGGCACAGGTTCAGTTGTGTTGTCTGGAACAGCTAGCGCCACCGTTACAGGGACTGGCGCTTACCCTACTCGCACAACGCTGACTTTTACACCTACTGCTGGCAGTTTGACGCTGACCGTGACTGGCGATGTGAAGTTCTGCAACCTTGAACTCGGCGCGTTTGCCACCTCGTTTATTCCGACAGCAGCATCGCAAGTCACACGCACTGCTGATCTTGCAACAATGACTGGGTCGAATTTCACTGATTGGTTCGGTACGACCGCAGGCAGCATCGAATCTATTGCAACCACATTTGGCCTTATAGATGCGGCGGCTGGAAACCGCAGGCATCATTGGTCGGTTACTCAAGGCGCAAGCATTGCAACAAACACGTTACTTGCTTATGTTGTAACAACTGGCGTAACAAATGTTACTAGAAATTCTGGTGGCGCGACAACAACAATGCCATTGTTCGGTGGAACACAAACCAACGGTACAGTAAATAATTTTGTGATTGGTTTTAATGGCTCTACCGCAGATCGTGCTTTGAACACAACTGTTGCTGCTAATACGGCGGCAAGTCTAACACTTTCCAATATGGATAGACTTTCATTGGGCCAGCAAAGTGATTCTGCACGTTTCCTCAATGGTCACTTGCAAAAGTTCAACTACTGGCCTATGAAGTTAACCAACGCTGAAATTCAAGCATTTTCAAAATAAGGCAAACAATGAACAACAAAGACATTCATTTACGTTTTGTTTCTGAAAAAGAAGCGGTATCAAAGCTGATGGCTGCTGGTGTATTGGTAGAGCTTGACGACCTTGATGGCGGCAAGCGTATTGCAGAACTGCCGACATACTTGCTTGATGTGATCGGGGGCATACCCAACGCATCTGGTTGGCACGTCAATATGCGCGGCGAGTTGCCAGAAGCACTCAAGCCGTACAAAATAACTGTATCTGGTACACCGTACCGCATTTGGGATTAAGGAACCATCATGTTAAAAACCGTTGCTTTTTTACCAGGCTCTGCGCCAGCGTTCATCCTCAGTCCTGACGGCATCATTACAGAAGCAGGCGCGTCTCGCACTCTGTCTGCTGCTGACAATGGCAAGGTGATTTACTGCACCAGCGGCTCGGCTGTCACTATTACCTGTGCGGTTAGTCTTGGCAAGGCGTTCTCATGCACGATCATTCAGGGCGGCGCTGGTAAGGTTACAGTGGCTGCTGGTGCTGCTACTCTCAACTCGTACTCCGGTTTGCTGAGTACGATGGGACAATACGCTGTTATTTCGCTCATCAGTCCCGTGGCTGACGAATTTATCGCAGCCGGTAACCTCGGCGTTTAACTCAAGGAAAAATCATGGCAACCAATTCACAAATCGCATTTGCACCCCTTGGCAGCACAGTTGTTGTCCCTGCTGCTGCTGTTGCCCCAACTGGCGTTCAAGCGCTGGTTGACGCACGCTTTGATGCTCAAGGCACAGGGCAGTATCGCATCATCAACTCAAGCACCAACACAGTGTTTTTGGGTGTAGGCCCAACTGCCGCGATTGCTACGGCTAACGCTGTGGCCCCTATTGCTGGCACACCCTCGGCTGCGATTGTGCTAGTGCCTGGTGCTGTTGAAGTCTTGCGCTTTGGGCGTGCATCATTCTTCAGTGGCTTGGCATCTGCCGCCTCTACGGTTTACATCGTGCAGGGCGAGGGTATGTAATGGCCGAGGATACCGACACACGGCTAGCGGTGCATGAGGCAGTTTGTTCAGCCAGATATGCCGCTATCGAAAAGTCTTTTGATTCAGGCTCACAACGCATGACCCGCATTGAGTATTTGCTTTATGTGGTGATTGCGGCTGTGTTGCTGGGGCCAGGCTTTGCTGGTGAGTTGGTCAAAAAAATACTGGGGCTGTAAATTGATCCGATCAGCATTTGTCTGCTTGCCGCAGGACTTGTTAAGCAAATACAAGCTGGGTGCGAGCTGTACAAACAGGCAAAAGAATCTTTCGTTGAGATTAAGCAGACTGCTGATGAGGTTATCGCCATTGGCAAAGAAGTGCATGGCTTTTGGGGTCAATTACTTGCTTTTTTTAAACCCAAGCCCCAAGCGTCCAAGCCTGTGGCGAAAAAGAGGTCAACCTATGTCGCAGTTGACGAGACACAAGTCAAGATCGACATTGTAAAAAACCTAACTGAGTTTTTCAGACTGCAAGAGCAGTTAGCGGCACACATCAGAGAAGAGGAAGAGAAAAGCCTGACAGTTTATGACCCAGATCAAAACTTGATGGAAGCGGCGCTCAAGCGAGTGATGGCACAGCAGGAGATGGATAGATTGGTTGTGACAATTAGGGAGACGATGGTGTATCAATCGCCCAAGGAAATGGGTGCGCTGTACTCAGAAGTCCACAAGATGCGGGATGTCATACAAGGCGAACAGGAAAAAGCTAGACTTGCAAAAGAAGCGCAAGAGAGGCAAATGCGATGGCAACGGCGGCAAGAGGAAAGAAACCTCCAGCTAAAGCTGGCGGCAGTAATAGCGACTACTATATTCCTCCTGTACCTGTGGTTGTGGCTCCTCCTGTTAAGTCGCTGGCGGCAGATATGATGGGCTGGATTTTTAGCTGTGTGCTGATCGGGTTGTTATTGCCTTTGCTTGGGTTTCTGTATGTGGACATACTGGAGGCAAAGCAAGAGGTCAAAATACAAGTGGAAAAAGTTGAACGGTTAAGGCGTGAGATTGAAAGGGAAAGACGTGAAAAGAAGCCTAGCGATACTATTTCTGATAACCCTGTATTTGATCGGGTGCGAAGACCGTTTTCGCTACCCATGCCAAGACCCTAAAAATTGGGAACTTGCTGATTGCAAACCTCCAATCTGCACTGCCACTGGCACTTGCCCAGACCAGTTAATCAAACCTGAACAGGAGAAAAAATGATGCCTACTGTTGCCTATAAAACAACCAACCGCCTGACCGCAGACGAGATTGAAGTCAGGGTATGGGCATTCGTTATCGTGGTCTTGGTGACCATTCTGTTGGCCTCAATGGGTATGTTCCTGTACTCAGTCTCTTTTGTTACTCAGCCCATGAATGGCGCAATGGCGGCAATCGACAAGGTTTATACCCAACAAATCAGCACCATTATGGTGTTCATAACTGGCGTATTGGGTGGCGTTGCTGGTCGTTCTGGTGTCAAAGCTATTGCCAATGCAACCGCCAAGGCTGAAGCTACTGATAACGATGAGTCGCCCAAGCCATGAGTTTGTTTAACCCTTGGGTAATTCTTGGCATCATCATGACGGTGCTGAGTAGCTTTGGCGTTGGGTACTTCGCTGGTGAATTGAATGAGTATGAACGCCAACAATTAGAGATTGCGGCCCTGAATACCAAGGCAAGGGAAACTGAGCAAACGATGGCAAAGGTGGCACAGACTTATGCAGAGACACTACGAAAGGCAAACCATGTTGCAAAGATTAAAGAGACCCGTTTGCGTGATGATATTGCCACTGGCGCTCTCAGCCTGCGGGTTGCTGTCAAAGCCCCCCAGTGCGCCTTACAAGCCGCCACAGATACCTCCACTGCCAGCGGAGGTGACGCAGGAACAGCATCAGCCGAACTTGACAGATCGGTTGCTGATGCTCTTATCGCCATCACCGCAGAAGGAGATGCTGCCATCAGAAAACTCAACACCTGTATCCAAACCTATGACCAAATGAGGAGCATGAAATGAATTTATCCCCAAACTTCACACTTGATGAGTTAACCCACACCGACCAACGCAACATGGACAATACGCCCAACGATGCCGAGCTGGAGAACTTGGTGCGCTTGGCTGAGTTTTTGGAACAGGTCAAAGAAGTGCTTGGCGGCAAGCCAATCATCGTGAATTCTGCGTTTAGGTCAAAAGCCGTAAATGATGCAGTGGGTTCAAAAGATTCCAGTCAACATCGGCGTGGGTGTGCGGCTGATATTCGAGTGCCAGGCATGAAACCCGATGAAGTGGTCAGGGCGATTATTGAAGCTGGGTTGCCTTATGACCAAGTTATCAGGGAGTTTGACCGCTGGACCCATGTCAGCATACCCAATGCAGGTGATATTAAGCCCAGAGAAATGGCCTTGATTATTGACAAATCAGGGACAAGGGCGTTTGCTTAATCGGCATAAAAATGCAGCATTGCCAATAAAACGCCAATGCCGATGATTGCGCCAGCAAATAGAACTGCGATGGTTATGAGGACTTCCATTTTTTGCACATCTCCTGTACTTTGGGGGACTTTTTCTTTTTATCACAAATATTGCTGAGTTGTTTCAATTTGTACTGCATTTGCATTTGTGCTGGAGTTGGTGGAACTGGTGGGTCTTTCGGCAATAAACCCGCCACACCCAACCAACAGCACCCAGCGGCAATAAGTAAGCGGTCAAATATCATTCTTCGCCCTCATGTTCTTTGAGCCTGCGCTGTAACCGACCGATGCGTTCTACGTTGTATGTGACGATTGAAGCCGCATATTCCACGGCACTCTCCGCCTCCAGCTTCTTGATGACGGCCTCACGCATTTCCTTCTCAATGATCTCGCTGATGGGCTTTGGCTTCATCAGTTCCTTGATGTACTTGAGTGTTGAATCTTTCCAACTCATGTGTTTCTTTCTTTTAATGCGGCTTCAATGTCACGCACCATCTCCAGCAAAGTTCCCTTCCCGCAACCGCACTGAAAGTCTTCCCAGTCCCAGTAGCTTTCTACTTCCTCATCCGTCAGCCCTACCCATGTGCGCTGTGGTGGTGTGCAAGTATGGATGTCGTTTGTGCGTTTGCCGCATCGTGGGCAGAAGTTTTGTTCTTGGCTTTCCAACTCTGCAATGGCTTGGCGTAGGGATGCGATGGCATTTTCAGTTTCTTTATTTGTTCCATCAACATCAAAACATCCACTGTAATAGCCATCCATAGCACCCTCTAAACCAAAGCGAGTTCCCTCACCGTTGATTAGCTTGTAATTTTTTTCCAACGCCTCAAGCGCCTGTTTCATTGCTTCAATCATGCTTGTTCTCCTCTGGCTCTGATGTCTTCGGCACAATGATGCGGCTCAGTCGCAGGAATATCCTGCAACTCATCACACAACTTTGCACAGGCTTCACGTTCAAGCGCAACCATCTTTTTGCACATCAATGTCCAAGAAGCATAGGTTCTTGCCTTGGTTTCTTCTGTTGCTTTTTCTGCTACCAGTTTGGCAAAGGTTTCAAATGCTTTTGCTCTGTCATCAAACCATTCTTTTGCGACCCATGCGTCTCCAGCATCAGCCCAAGCTTGTTTAGCCATCACAATCACTTCATCTTGTGTCATTTCAATCCCCGAATGTAAATCGCAAAGCTGTGCAATGTGTCCTGTCCAAAGCCCTCCATTTTCTCGATATGCTGTGCAACCTCCTCAATAACTTGATCTCGGTAAGGGTTGGTTGACACGTTTTGCACGGCACGTTTACGCCACAGGCTTTGGCGTTCTAGTTCGTTAAATGCTTCATCTTCTTCAGTCATATCAACTCCCGTTGAATGGGCACGAAACACCATTCACGTTCTGCCCTGCCTGACTTGGACTTGGTGACCCGACCAGTCAACTCCACCAAGCCAATCTTGGCCAACTCAGGCAATCGCCTTGCGACTTGATTGCCATCCAGCCCAGTCAACTCAGCGATGCCATCTTTGCCCCGTGCGCCAAAACGCTGGAGGCAACCCACTATCAGGTCAAAGTGCTGCCGAGCCAAGTCTTGCGCTTGGTCTGCAGCGGCGTGGCTGGTGGCTGGGTCAAGAGACCTTGCCCGATTAAAATGGGATTGCTGAAGTGTCATCGTCAAACTCCTTTGGCTGTTGGCGTTCAGTTGGCTTGAGGTCGTAACAGTTTGCCCATCCATCCCACCCACCCTTGGGCAGGGGTATCACATCCAGCTTGATTTTAAGGTTGCCGTTATCTTCAAACACCGAGCCGATGTTTTGATAGCGTTTCTTTTCCTCGCCCATCTTGTTGACGTATGAGCCAGTAACTACAGTGATGTCTTTGATCTTTTTCATGCAAGGCTTTCAAGTTGTTGGATTTTCAGGTCTACATCACCCAGAAATTGGATGACTGAATTCTCAAGCGAATCAACCAGTTGTTTGTCAAAGTTGATGCGTTTGATGAATAGTTGGTATTTTTCTGGCATCCGTGGGTCAAAGGATACAAAGTCGCACCACGGGCGTTCTGTGCAGGCCATTTGCCACATCATTTGCGTGATGTACTTTTCTGGCACTTTTTGGTCAAGCAGGGTTGCAATATGGGTGGCGGTGTTGGGGCATTTGATTTCAACCAAACCCTTGTCTGCCAAACCATCAGGAGACGCACCAGACATCGCAATGGTTGGGTGGGTAATGAACCCCACCTCGGTTACCAAAATGTCAGCCTTGGCCTCGTAAGCAGCCCTCGCAAATGGTTCGGTATCAGTACCCCATTGCATTGCAGAATTGCTAAAAGACTCTGCTGGTTTGCCTGTCATGCGTTCACAGACAAGTTGGGCCATGTAGTTATCCCTGCTGGTGCTGTAACCCGTCTTGGTCTTGGCGATGATGTCCGCAACCCTGCTGGCGGTGACCTTGCCGCATCGAGCGGCAAACCATTCTGTTGTGCCTTGGTCCATTATTTCGCCCCTTCCAGCAAAGCCTTTTTAGCGTCTTTTTTGGCGATGACCTTGCTAACCCATGCCTGTTCACCTTTGGTGGCTGTATAGGCCGTTTTATAGGTTTTCTGCAACTCTGCGATGGTGGTGACTTCATCCATTGCAGCCAATAGGTCAGCCATTTGGTTTTCGTTGACCTCGGACTTAACCTCGGTGCGGCGTGACCCTGCATTGCCATCGTCATCCTCTGGTGCAATACCGCAGGCAGCCATCAGGCTGTACCGCCTGGCATAAGTCAGGGCAGAACCAAACCCTTGCGGGTCTTGTTTGGCGGCTGGAACGTGGAGAATGCCGCATTCGAGCATTTCGCCTGATTCGTGTAGGAATACGGTTTCAACCATCACCCCATCGTTGCAGTCGTAGTTCTTTTGAATCAGGGCAATGCCGTTGTCGTTCAGCCCTTGAATGACTGCCTCAACACAAGCGGCAAGGTCAGCGTAGCGGCTTTTGAAGTGCGGGTTGGTGGAAGATTTGAGGGCAGGGCCAAAGGCTTTCTGAGCCTTGACCAGTGCGGTTGCGATGTGTTTCATGTTGACCCTTTAAAAAGTTTTGTTGAAATGTGCATTGATTGCCCGACCTACACGCTGGCGGCTTGGCGGCTCGTAACCAGCGTATTCTTTGACTTCTTCTTCAATCCATTGGAAGTGCAGCTTGGGCAAGTCGTAAGTGATATCGACACCATCTTTGAAAACAAAGATGTCAAAGTGACCATCGGCATAGCAATCTTCATCTTCGTACCAAGTCCACTTGACTGTGACTTCATCCCAAATCAGGAAAGTGGTGAATTCGCCTTCTTCTTCGTCATACATGGTTAAGGTCTCCAAACAAATACGTCAAGGGCAACCACCACGATGGCAGCAACGGATACAAACCAGAGGGCAACATTTGCCCAGTTGGTTGGTTTTTTGTAATGTTCAATGTCAAACATGGTTTTTCCTTTGTGGGGCTTGCGCCCCGTTTGGTTTACTTAACAATTTCAATTAATGCTGTGCCGTGGTATTTATCGGCAACTTCAGTCATTGCCTTGATAAATTCTTGGCCTGCTCTTGCGCGATTGCGATAGGCCCATTCCAGATTGGTTTTGGCGGCTGCTTGTTGGCGAAGCTCGCCTTGCTCAAAAGGGATTTCTTCTTTGCTCATCATCCGAACTTTTACAGTTTTAGGAGTAAGTTCACCAGACTTTACTTTTTCAGCCTTGGCAATCAATTCAGGTATTTCTGCGCTAATGTTAGAAATAATTTTGTCTGTCATGGTGCGGCTTACTTGGACTGGTGGGAAGTTGCGACCAGAGCAAACACCAGAAAACCAGCCTTCTTTTACTGTGTAACCATGCTTGGACATTAAGCCACCAACAACAGCTTGTTGGCGACCGCAGCATTGGCAATTGCCGCGAATTTGTTTAGTTACATTCATCTTGCTTTTCCTTAAAGACCCTGTGCGGAATTGCTGGGGCATGGGTGCATTATTAAGCAAAGTTAACTGCCTGTAAAGGGTTTTTTATAGGGACTTTCCCTAGTGTTGCTTTTAAGTTAATCCAAGTTACAATGCCGCAATGACAAAAGAGCAACTTATCAAATTGGCAGGGTCACAGAGTGAGCTTGCGAGGCTTTTGGGCATCAGCAAGCCTGCGGTCTGCCAGTGGAAGGCGCAAATCCCTGAGTTGCGCTTGCGCCAGCTCAAGGACTTGAAGCCTGAGTGGTTTTTAACGGAGGAAATATGAAAAAAGCACTGATTGCAATCTGGATTGCAGCATCTACAACAACGGTCTGGGCGGCTTGTTCAACTCATACCTACTATGCCAATGGAAGGTATGTAACCTGCACCACCTGCTGTTATGGAAATAATTGCAACACCAACTGTTATTGATTTATAGTTGAGGCACGGCTACCTTTAGCGGGGGAAAAGACGATTCGTTACCGTCCTGCCGAGGCTTCTTTCCAGTAACGACAACCGACAACGTGAGGTTTATATGCACTACTACACGCACCACATTGGTGACTTCCTAAAAGACACAGGACACCTTAGCAACGACCAAATGGGCGTTTATCTGAGGATGCTCTGGCGATATTACCTTGACGAAAAGCCACTACAAGACGATTGCGAAAGCATTGCGTTTGCTATGCGTTCGGATGAAAAAACCGTGCGCTTGATACTGCGCCATTTCTTTGTTTTGCATGAAGATGGATGGCGGCACAACAGGTGTGACAAGGAAATTGCCAGATACCATGAAAAGAGTGGGAAGGCATCAGAAAGTGCAAACGCACGATGGAAGAATGCGAAGGCAATGCGAACGCATACCGAACGCATTGCGGATGCACCTGTTTTTGATGCTAACCAAGAACCAATAACCAATAACCAAGTAAATACATATATATGTCCGCCTGACGGCGAACTTGAGGCGATGACGGCTTCAAAAATACCAGCCTGTCAACATCAAGGGGTCATTGAGTTGTACCACCAGCACTTGCCAACTTTACGCAGGGTTGAGGTCTGGAATGCAACGAGGCAGGGTTATTTGCGGCAACGATGGCGGGAAGTGGCTGAAGAACTGGCGCAGGAAAAGCCCATCGAGATTGCAAATGTCTTGAACTGGTGGGGTGATTTTTTCCAGCACATTGGCAAAAGTAAATTCCTAACTGGCAAAGTCAACAGCAAGGATGGTCGGGCATTCACTGCCGACCTTGAGTGGATTTTGAAACCAACCAATTTTGCAAAAATCGTAGAGGGAAAATATCATGGCAATAACTAATTTCAGAAAAGACGAGCCGCAGGACAATCTTGACCACCTTATGTGTCAAGCGCATCGTTGCCCAAACCGCTGGTCAGTTGACCGTGGAAGCCGCCTGTGTTCAGCCCATGCATGGGAAGAGCCACATAAATGGCCGCAGATTACAGAAAGCCTTTTCTACAAAACCAACTCAAAACAAACTGACAACCTACCGCCAATTAAATTTACTGAAGCAGAAAAAAGGGAAGTAATACAGAATTTGCGTCAACTTTCATCAACCAACCAAGACCAAAAGCAATGGGCAAAAGTTTTGCGGCAAAAAGAACAGGCTGGGGAAAACCTTAGCAAAATCCAGCGTGAGGCATGGCGCACGGCTTTGAGGCATCATGAATGAGCTGGCTCTTTTCGCAGGCGCTGGTGGAGGAATACTTGGGGGAAAACTTCTCGGATGGCAAACAGTCTGCGCCGTTGAATGGGAAGCCTACCCAGCAAGCGTATTGTGCGCCCGACAAAATGACGGACTTCTCCCGACTTTCCCAATTTGGGATGATGTACAAACCTTTGACGGCAAACCTTGGCGAGGAATTGTTGACGTTGTATCTGGAGGATTTCCTTGCCAAGACATCAGCGCAGCAGGAAAAGGCGCAGGAATTGACGGAGAACGAAGCGGAATGTGGACAGAAATGGCTCGCATCATTTGTGAAGTACGACCCAGATACGTCTTTGTGGAGAACTCACCAATGCTCACTTCTAGGGGACTTGGAAGAGTTCTTGGAGACTTGGCCGCAATGGGGTTTGATGCGAAATGGGGAGTGTTGGGAGCAGCGGACATTGGAGCAAACCATCAGAGGGACAGAATCTGGATTGTCGGAAAGCTGGCCCACCCCAAGAAGTTGCTCGGCAATGGCGGCAACGATAACGCCAGAGTCAGCATGGAACGACAAACGCAATCCAAACTTAGAAACGATTGTGGGTCAGAGACTTTGGCCGACCACGACAGCGCACATGGCGAAGGAAACCAATGCACCAAGCGAACACACACGGAACACCCCAACCCTGACAGCACAAGTGAATTGGCTTACGCCCAGGACGAAGGGTATGTGCGGTGGCTCGGGAGCATGGGCGCAACTGAAGGCCAACACAACCATTGAGGAAGCAAGGTCAATGGGCGCGGGGAATGGTGGCAAGTTGAACCCAACGTGGGTCGAGTGGCTGATGGGGTGGCCGCTAGGGTGGACAGACTTAAAGCCATTGGAAATGGACAAGTTCCATTGTGTGCAGCAACAGCTTGGAGAATCTTAAGTGATATATGACCACAAATCCCTACTGGACAAAAGACGGGAAGGCCAAGAATTTAGCCTTGCTGACATCAACCGAGCGTTGCAAGATGCTGGAGACCTTGCGCCAGACCGAGGCGAGAGACTGGATTCGCAGATACCGACTGAAAGCGAAGCAGTTGGGGCAGCAGAAAGCACAGGCTTGGTGGCTGGATGTCAAGATGAGCCTAAAGAAGCGCCGTGGCCAGGCTGGTCTCGATACCTTGATTGCAGAAATGGAGAGACAACGTGATTTCAATCGTCTTTGATGTGCCGCTTGAACCCAAGGGCAAAGGCAGACCGAGGTTTTCCCGACACGGGAAGTTCACCAAGGTTTACACCGACCAAGCAACTCTTGATTACGAAACCGCAATCCAACTGTGCGCCAGCAAAGCAATGGGGATAAGCAAGCCCCTAGAAACGCCTGTGAGCGTTTATTTGTACATCAGGACACCAATCCCACAGTCGTACTCAAAAAAGCGCACAGAGGCTTGTTTAAGCGGTTCTGAGCGCCCAGCAAAGAAGCCTGACATTGACAATGTGGCAAAGGCATTTTTGGATGCAATGAACGGCACGGTTTATCTTGATGACACCCAAGTGGTCGAGCTGAACATCAAAAAGGTCTATTCAGCAGTGGCTGGGGTGGATGTAGCAATCATGGAGGCTGCATGAACCCTTACAAAATAACTGAACCAACTTGCATTAGCTTTAGCGGTGGGCGCACAAGTGCATATATGTTGTATAAAGTATTAGAAGCTGGGGGGGGGCAACTGCCAAGCGAGGCTGTTGTTTGCTTTGCCAATACTGGCAAGGAAGATGAGGCCACATTGAAGTTTGTACAAGCCTGCTCTAACAATTGGAATGTCCCTATCGTTTGGCTTGAGTTTGCTAAAAACCCGCAGAAATTTGTTGAAGTTGACTTTAAAGCAGCGTCCAGAGATGGTGAACCCTTTGCCGAGATGATTCGACAAAAGCAGTTTTTGCCAAACTCAGTTATGCGATTCTGTACAACAGAACTCAAGATTCACCCGATAACTCGCCTCATGAAGTCAAAAGGGTTTGATGAATTTCAGACTTTTGCAGGGATTCGGGCTGATGAACCAAGGCGAGTCAGTAAATTGCGGCAAACAGTCCATGCACCCTTGGCCTTGGCTGGTGTCACCCAAACCCATGTCCAGCAGTTTTGGAAAGAAAACGATTTCGATCTTGGTCTTCAGTTTGTGGACAAGATAACACCGCTTGGAAACTGTGATTTGTGCTTTATGAAGGGCGCACATCAACTAATGTCCATCATTCAGCATGAGCCTAATCGGGCTATTTGGTGGGCAAAGCAAGAGGAAATCATTGGCGGCAGATTTTCAAAAGACCGCCCGACCTATGCTTCAATGAGCCAATTTGGAAAAGACCAAATAGATTTGTTTGACGCAACAGAGGAAACAATAGCTTGTTTTTGTGGAGATTAAATGAGACCAGAAGATGCGGCGCAAGCCATCAGAGATAAAGCTCCAGCATTTGGGGAAGCCAAAGCCCAACGTGTTTATCTTGAGGAATTCCGCAAATCCAAAAAAGCCCTGCTAATGAAAGATGCCTTAACATTGGGCATTGAAGCGGCAAACGCACAGGAGCGGGAAGCGTATGCACACCCAAGTTATCAACAGCTTATCCGTGGACTGGCTGAAGCGATTGAAAAAGAGGAAACGCTGAAATGGGAGATTGAGTCGGCACGACTTGACATCGAGATTTGGCGCTCACGGGAAGCAACCAACAGAAACCAAGACAGGGCGCACCAGTGAAATGCCCTATTTGTGGGACATGGACAATCGTGAAAGAAACCCGAACATCAACAGGTAACACGAGGCGCAGGCGCATGGAATGTGCAAATGAGCACAGGTTTACAACACTGGAGACAATCGTTGATAGAAAAACACCAATACGTCAGAAGCAAAAAACTGCTAAAGATGGTGGCAAGTCTTGACTGCCAAGCCTGCGGTTCTGGTCACATGGTCCAAGCAGCACACACAAACTGGGGTGGCGGCAAGGGCAGAGGAATCAAAGCGGATGACAATCTGGTGGCGGCTTTATGCCTGAAATGCCATTACGAGATTGACCAAGGGAAAACACTAAGCAAACAGGAAAGGCAAGACTTATGGCAAAAGGCGCATATTGCAACCATTGCGGCTCTCGCAGAAGATTGGCCTGTGGATGTTCCCAAACCGATGGAGACTTAAATGAAAACCGTCAACAAACCCAAAACTAAACCAAAAAGCCCAGACAGAACAGAACTAGCCGAATTGGTCTTTGCGGGTATGCGAAACGGTCTAAGCGCCCACCAAGCCTGCAAACAAATCGGCCTGCCTCAAAGTACATTTAACCACTGGCTTAATGATGACTCTAAAATGGCGGCAGAGTACGCGCGCGCGAGGGAAGACTTAATCGAATACATAGCCTCGGAGACCTTAAGAATTGCTGATACTCCTGTTGGAAGTACAGACAGCGGCGCAACCGATTCTGGCGCAGTGCAAAAACAGAGATTACAGGTTGATACTAGAAAATGGCTTTTGTCGAAGTTGGCCCCGAAAAAATGGGGCGACAAGTTAGAGCTTTCCAGTGACCCAGAAAACCCACTGTTTGAAAAACTTGAACGTGTTGTAGTCAAAAATGGGTAAAACCCTACAAATCCACACTCCAGAATGGTGCTTGCCATTGCTTGAGCCAGCCCGATACAAGGGCGCATGGGGTGGTCGGGGCAGCGGTAAGTCCCATGCCTTTGCTGAGTTGATGATTGAGGAACACATCCTCGACCCCAAGCGCAGAAGCGTTTGCGTCCGTGAAATCCAGAAGTCCCTTAACCAATCAGTCAAACGTCTGCTGGAAACCAAGATTGAGGCTATGAACGCAGGGGCTTACTTTGAAGTCCAAGATTCGGTCATCAAGTCCAAAAAGGGCGATGGGGCGATTATTTTCCAAGGGATGCAGAACCACACCGCCGACTCGATTAAGTCGCTGGAAGGGTACGACTGCGCATGGGTAGAAGAAGCTCAGTCATTAAGCCAGACCAGCCTTGACCTATTAAGGCCAACAATCCGCAAGCCCAACAGCGAACTGTGGTTTACATGGAATCCACGCCAGCAATCCGACCCAGTTGATTTTCTACTGCGTGGCCCTGAACCGCCAGCCAGTGCAACGGTCATCAAGGTGAACTTTGGTGAAAATCCGTGGTTTCCACAAGTCCTGAAGGACGAGATGGAGTACGACAAACGGCGTGACCCTGACAAGTATCAGCACGTTTGGATGGGGCAGTACCTACGCAACAGCAACAGCAGGGTATTCAGAAACTGGAAGATTGATGACTTTGAAGCCCCAGCAGAGGCCATTCACCGACTGGGTGCGGACTGGGGATTCTCGGTTGACCCAACAGTTTTGGTGCGCTGCCACATTATTGGGCGCACCCTGTACATTGACTATGAGGCGTACATGGTGGGCTGTGAGATTGTCAACACGCCTGAACTGTTCATGCAAGTACCAGAGGCAGAGAAGTGGCCTATCGTTGCCGACTCAGCCAGACCAGAGACCATCAGCCACATGAAGCGCAACGGCTTTCCCAAGATCATGACAGCTGTCAAAGGGCCAAAGTCTGTTGAGGAAGGCATCGAATTCTTGAAGAACTACGACATCGTTGTTCATCCTCGCTGTATTCACACCATTGACGAATTAAGCCTATACAGTTATAAATCTGACCCATTGACGGGGCGAATCCTGCCCCAGCTTGAGGACAAAAAGAATCATGTGATTGATGCTTTGCGGTATGCGTGTGAGGGCATTAGGCGGTCAGCGGTCACAAAACCAGCTACATTTACGCCATTGCCCAATGTCAAACGCTGGTAGATAATCGCCCCAAAAGGACAAATATGGCACGAATACCCAATGACCAACGCCTTGCCAATCTGCACGCTGAAGCACTGCGGCAGTTCAACGACATACAAACTGCGCTGCGGGATGAACGCCTGCAATGCCTGCAAGACAGACGGTTTTATTCTCTCTGCGGCGCACAGTGGGAAGGCCCATTGTGGGATCAGTACGAAAACAAACCCAAGTTTGAAGTCAACAAAATCATGTTGGCGGTCATTCGCATCGTCAACGAATACCGCAATAACCGCATCACTGTTGACTATGTAAGCAAAGACGGGACAGAGAACGACAAGCTGGCTGAAGTCTGCGATGGTCTGTATCGTGCCGATGAACAGGCATCGGTGGCTGATGAGGCTTACGACAACGCCTTTGAAGAAGCCGTAGGCGGTGGTATTGGCGCATGGCGTTTGCGGACTGTCTACGAGGACGAAGAAGACCCAGAGAACGAACGCCAGCGCATCAGGTTCGAGCCAATCTTTGAT